GCCGACTAACAATCCGAGAATTGCGGTAACAACCAGAGCAGCCCCAAAGGCAGCCGCTCCGTTTGAAACTTCAGGTTCTTTTTTGGTCATTACTCCTCCACAGAACTTTTCGAGAACATTGGGATTCTGTTCCCGTGGGCGACTCCAAGATGACAATTCTCGCACAACATGACGCTATTGTCAAGCGAGACTGCCCCGCCGTTCCCTTTCGGTACTTGCTCGTGCATATGCCCACGCTTCCACAGCGGCCCGCTCTCGGTTACAGTTTTCCCGCACCACTCGCATCGTCCGTGGCATCGTTTCCAGATTTGTCCGCGTATAGCGCCTACAGCGTCTTTCTTCGGACACGTTTCTAAAGTTCGGGCTTCCATCGCCCGCTTCCAATCGTCGCCGTGCGTGGACCTGAAAATCCTGACTATTTTGCCGTCAATTCTTTCGATCCTAGCAGCGTTACGGGCGTTCATCGCCCGCCGACGCCACGATACCAAGATTTATGCCAAACCCAAATCCCGAAATGGAGACTTATCGTGTACCTAAATAAGTAGGCAGGATCGGCGATGGACGGACCCTTGGTGATATAAAATCCGAACCCAAACATGCGAGACAGAACTTTTGTGTTGTTAGCCATTATTCGATATCCTCTTTGATCCGGGTGACCCACGCGGCGTAGGCGTCATTTCTGTCGTCATACAGTTGTTTCTTGCGCTCGGTCAACTCTGCGATCTTGCAGGTAATATCAATCCAAGCAGAGTCGGCGGCTTGAAACGCTTCCATAAGTTCCGCCGCAGGTTTTGTCCGTTTCATTGTCCGTTTTCCGTACAAGGGTACGTGCTAAGGAATTCCGCGATCAACCGTTGTACTTGAATTTTGCGTTTCAGCCATTCCGGGCAATCTTCGGGCAGCGGCGCTATATCGGTCGCCCGCTGAAACCCGCGTTCAATTTCTTCTCGTTCCTCGGCGCTCAGAAATGCGCCGCCAAAGTCGTACCACTTGCCCGTCTCAGGTTTCTCGTGTTGCGCTTCCGCGATCCCGGCCCGAAATTCCTGAATTCCGACTTCAGGATTTCCTGCCGCCTCCAAAAGCGCGGTCGTCGGCTTCTTGCCCGTTTTCTTGACGTAACTTGACAGCGCGGTCGCCTTGGTGACGCCCATTTCGAGCAACTTTTGCTTCTCGACATGCGGAAGCAATTGCTCGGCGGTAGTCTTGTAGGCGTACAACTGGTTGCGTTTCCGGTCGAATCGCGGCTCGCACCATTCGCGTAAATACGCGTCGAAAGAATGAAAACGGGCGACCCACGCCCGCGATTCCTGCACGTCCTTCAGGGCGATACCGATATCCAAGTACGTCCGTTCAAGAATGTCCTGACTCTGGCGGGCCGTATCAATCAGACGATCCACGCGGGCGAGTAGTTCTTCGTTCTTGGATACGTCGCTCGGGGATACGATTTCAATCGCTTGTGCGGGCATTCTTTCTATCCTATCAAGACTGCGAACCGTTGTCAAGTCCGCGATGAAGATAGTCCTTGCAGACACAACACTTTTTCATTGGAACATGCTCGGTTCTTGGTTGTAAACCGCTTCCGCAAACGTTGCGATTTCTCCAACGAAGATAAGGTCAACCTCCGCGTCACCCGGACCCTTGTCGCGAACCTTGACCAACCTCAAGCGCGTCTGCGGGCTATAGTCGTTCTTCTTGTCGTCGGTATTTGTCAGCATGTCCCGATGGATCGTAAACACGGCATCTGAGTCGTCGCCAAACGTTATGCTACCACGGGCGTCGCTTACGTGCAACTGCTTTCCCTTGGCGGTCGATTCCGCTTTCTTCGGCGCTCCGAGGACGAAGAATTTCAACTTGTAGAGAACCGCGAGCGATTTTATACGCTGCATCGCGTTTTCCATCGCCTTCACTTGATCCGTTTCGTTTCTGACCAAATAGTGGATGTTGTCCAACACGACGACCGTGGGCGACAAACGGCGAATGGCGGCTTCGATCAAATCCAGCACGGGCGTGATTGTCGTCAGCGTCGCGTTTCTCCCGACATAATACTTGGCTGAACCTAACATTCGGGCGGCGTCCTGCATGTCCTGTTTCGTCAATTCCAGACGATGCTTTCGGAGCGTGTGCGCCGTGACTATGCGGGCAACCTGTTCGATAGTCAATTCCGCCTGATAATTCAGGACGACTTCCCCGTACTTCCGGGCGGATTCCAATGTCTCTTGGAGAACAAACGTGGTTTTGCCCTGCCCGGTACTCGTGGCCATAAGTCCGACCACGCTGCCCGGAGAAATAATCGCCATCCGGTCTACGCTCGGAAGAGAGAACCGGAAACGATTCGGGTCATCCTTGACATTCTCTTCCGTGTTGTTCATCAGGGATTCTTGTAGGCTGTAGATGCCCGCCATCGGACGACTCTTGGCTTCTTGAACGAGGGCGTCAATCTTTGTACGGAAAACGGACAAATCTCGTCCGCACGAATCCCAGAAGGCATTGGCGTCTTTGATCCCTGCGGGCCACTGTAAAAAGTACGTGCGCTCCTTCATTTCCGCCCATAGCTTTTCCATCGCCTTCCGGCCCGCGTCGTCGTTGTCGCCCGCTAGGACTACGTACTCGGCTTCGAGCAAGCGATCCTTCATTTCTGGGGTTATTTGCTGTTGCGCGTTGTCAATTGATACAACCTTCGCCCCCATCTGTTTCAGGCAAGCGGTGTCGTACTCTCCCTCCACGAGAAACACGGGTTCCAACATGTCCACGTCGTCGGCGTTGAATAGCCAAACGTCCATCCCCGGTTGACGGGCCATAAATTTGCCTGCGATACTGCGATACTTGATTCCTACAATTTTACCGTCTCGAATATGCGGAAAGGCGATCCACCCCTTGTCGCCTACAGGCAAATTGCCTTCCCCGCCGTAACACCCCGTCGCGCCTGTCTTCTTGTCTTGATACAGCAAACTTTGTCGATAGCCAAACCGCAGAGACTTGGCGGTCTCATACGTTATGCCGCGTTCCCGAAGAAGATATTCTCGGGCCGGGGAGTTGTTGGCCAGCGCGGTTTCCAATGCTCTGTATTCATCGCTCGTGTAGACCCGCTTGGGTTTGTTTTCTAGTCCAAGAGGCTTAAAGGTTTGTTCTACGACTTCTTTCGTTCCTGTCCACGAACCTTCTACATGTTTCCGAACGATAGAAACCGCCTGATTAAAACTGATCTTGTTCAGTTTTTGTAGAAATTGGAATATGTTTCCGCCTTGTTGGTCACACCCAAAACAATTCCATAGGTACGTTCCGTCTGCTGCTTGGCGCAGTTTGAAAGATGGCGTACCCTCCGCGTGCAGCGGGCAAAGTCCTTCTAGTTCTTTTCCGTTGCGCTTTAGTCGAACCGCGCTCGTGTATAACTGAAGAACAGAAGGGTGTTTTTTTAGCTGATCTGCGTCATCCACCATTTTGCCTTTTTCTTGTATCCGGTTACGAGTCCTGCCGCCGCTAAACGCCGACCAACAGTAGCGTCTGAAATACGGAAGTGACGAGATATTTCCGCCTTAGACTTACCCGCCTTGTACATGGCGGCGACATTTTCGTCCGATACATCTGTTCTTCGGTTGGGAGCAAGTTTACCTTTGTGCGCTTCGCTTATGTTTCTACACCCTCGCGCACTTAGTTTTCTTCCAGTTTTGCCTGCGGATACTTTTTTACCGAAGCCCGCAGGTTTGGGTACTCCTTTCAAGGCTTTACTGATCTTCTCCTTCGCGTCCTCGGTGTGATTGAACGTAACCCCGTTTATTCCATCGCCGCCTAAAGTGCAATTATACCCCAACTCTGGGTTAGTTGCTTGATACAGCAAAATATAGGCCATTTCAAGGCCGCACGCCGTTTGACGAGTATCGCATTTGTCAATTTGACGCACGGTAAAATTAGTGGCCCCGTGTTTCCTGATCGCTCGGGCGAGGTATTGGCTCGGGTTTTTCTTCTGAGAATTGGCGACATGCGCTCGCCACCTTTTCGCGACCGTCTTTCCCGTGAGCCCGACATAAATCTTGCCGTTGACGGTGTTTCGTACTATGTAAATTTTATACACTTGGGGTTCCTTCGGGCGGGATTACTGCTACTGTATTAGATGCAGCAAACCGCCAA